AAAGAAGAACTTGAGGAATTTTAACTTCTACTTCTTGACCAAAACCATCTGCATTTACAGAAAGAGTGTTGTTAGCATCTGCTTTTGGTGTATCAGATACAACTTCTCCAACGTAATTTGGATTGTTTTTTGTAAAGAATGTTTTTCCTTTTCCCATAGTTTTTCTCCTTTTAGTTTCTTATACTATCTTTTAGGACCTTTCAAGATCCTAACGTCTGTTTGTTTCATCATATCATTGACCATTTTTGCGTCAATTCCCATCTGTGTTTTTTCTAAAGAAGTATCAGCTCTTAATTCAGCTAACTCTTCGTTTTGTTGCAGTTTTTCATCAAACTGTTGTTGACCCATTAATTGCTTAGATCGGTCTAAATTAATCTTTTGCTCCTCTTGATCACGTTTAGCAGAGTCATCCATAGCTCTTAAATCAAGTTCTCGTGCTTTTAATTTAGCAATTGGGTCATTTCCAAACTCACCCATAATTTTATTCTCTTCATTTTTAAATTCTTCAGTCATTTCTGCTATTAATTTAGCTTTTCTAGACTCTAAACTCATAGAAAGAGACATAATTTGTTGTTGATACTGCGGATCTTGCTGCAACATTGGATTTTGTTGCGCCATTTGCTGCATTTGCATCAATTGTGTAAGTTCTTCTCTAAATTCTACCTCTAATTGCTCTTGTGCCATTAAAGAAATGTGTTCAAAAATGTTTTTTTCTAATGCAGCCATAACTGGAGGACTATTTCTAGCAATATTTGTCGCCATAAAGTTTAAATGGGTCGTAATATGTGCTTGATGGTCCTGTCCTTTAAAAGCTTGAAACGGTTTTCCGCTCATTGCAAGAATATTTTCTGCTGCAGGGTCCAATGGTTGGGGTTGTTGCGGTGGTGGTAAAATTTTATCAATATTTTTTACACCAATCGCTGTGTACATTGAATGAAATGCTTCATACAAGTTGTGCATTTGCGGATTTGACATCGCAAGTTGTAATTCTGTTTGTGCTAAACTAATTCTTTGTGATTGAGAAAAAATATTTGGGTCTGCAACTGGAATAATATCTACTTTGTCATCAAAATCTGCAACTTTAATATTTCTTTGACCACCTACTACATCATAAGGATACTCTTGAGGTAGGTAAGTTTTAAAAACTCCTGCTAATAATTTAAATTCACATTTCATCGCCACATACAATCTTTTGTGTATGGCTGACATGACTCTGGAACCACGTTCTAAGAGAGCTATGGTCGTCCCAACAGCTGCTTGTTGGTTGCCGTCACCGACCTGCATGTCAGCTATGGCGGCAAATCGTTGCCCTGCCGAAACCACAATCCCCATCAACTGTAATAAAGTTGGTGATGGTTCTTTAAAAGGTAATGGCATAAATGCATCTTTAATACTTCCTCCAGGTGCATCTACATCTCTGAATTCTCCAGGTTGAATTGCCTGCGCTTCGTCTCTTACTCTGATTCCTCTTTGTTTAAATCCTGCCGGTAAATTACTTAAAGTTCCTGCGTCTAACAATTGACGTAAAGCAGTAGTTGCCGTTCTAGACAAACCACCGATCATATGAATTAATCCAAAACCATAAAAGCCCATACCCGGTAAAAATTTAAAATGAACAAAATAATCTATTTTTTGTTTTGTCGGATCTTCAGCTTGAAAGTTTCTTCTAATTGATAATATTTGTCTGCTTCCCATTTCAAGAGTTACAATGTATGGAAGTTTAATTCCTGTTGGTTCTCCTCCTGAATCTTTGTCTTCAAAACCTTCTAAATCTAAATCGGTATGAATTTCTAAAATTGTAAAGATATCTTCATCTCTAGTTTTTTTAATTCCTTCTAACTCTCTTTCTTTTTTCTCTACTTCTGTTTCTTGATTATAACCAGGTGTTAATTCTATGTCTTGATAGAAACCTGACACTTGTTTTTTTCTTAATTCATTTTCAGACATTTTAATTGTGTGTATGACTGCTTCAGCATCTTCTAAAGATGTTGCAGTGTATGGAACAACTAAGTCATCAGCCGGTACAAATTTTGAGACGGCTCTGCCAAGTAGTTCATCATAGTAAACCTTCTTGAACGCAGAGCCGGCAAGAGGGAGATAAAAAAGCATTTGATCGAACTCGGGTTCATACTCCTTCATCACATCCATGAGCTGATAGTTCATGAATTCTTTAACTCTGTTTGATTGGTCTTCTCTGGCCCTGTCTGCTAGTCCAACTATTCTAGTATGTACTGGACCATTGGCCGGTAATAATTCTTTATAAGCTTGTGCTTGAAATTGTGTAACCGCTTCTGCAAGAACTGGGTGAGTTGCACCACTTGCTCCTTGAAAGGGTTGAGTTGGGTTTTCGTATTTAAATCCTAAAAGATCTAAACCTTTTGTGTAACTATCTTCCCAATCTTTTCTAGATGATTTATATTGATTGTAGTTTGCTGTTAATTCAGAACCTAATTTACCTAAAATTTCTTCTGGTAATAATTCTGCTAAATTATCAAAATGAGATTCACCACCACCTGCATTAACTGCTTCTGGATCAAAATTAATTGTTGCACTACCATCTTCTTCTTGAGTTACTTGAATATCATCTGGACCAATTTGCTCTTTAATATTTTCTTGTTGAGCTTCAACAATTTCTTCTTGTCCAGGTATTTTAATTTCAGTCTCTACGTTTGGTAGGGCTTTGTCTATGTCTGCCATTTATATTCTCCGAGTTCTTTATTGTTGTAGCTTGTTTTGTAGGAACATTCAACCCCTGTGAGTCTGGACCTTTTAAAGGTGGAATCTCGTTCCATTTAACGTGTTGCATATTTGCAACAAGAGTTTTATTCTTCACTAAAAAACCCCCGCTTATTTCTGTAATCGTCAAAAGTTTCATAGCCACTAATACCTAGTGATAACGCTAGACCTGGTAGCCCAAATCTTCGAGATACAGTTTTTAATACACTTGGACTAATTCCAAGTCTCATTGTTTTTGCAATCGCAGGACTTAATCCTTTTGTTGCAAATTCAGTTGCAGGACCTGCAAATGCAGCTCCTAAATAATTTAGTGGATTAGTTGCAATCTCTCCTAACGAATCTCCTTGTTGTACTTGACCTGCAATAAATAATGGTTCAGTTGCAAGTAGACCAGCTGGTGTACCTAAAGCAGTTAAACCTCTTCCTAAAGTTTTTAAAGCGGTCTTTGTAATTCCAGATTTAGTTGCACCTAACGCTCCACTTCTTGCTGCTTCAATTGTAGAAGGTGCGACTGCTGCTGTACCGGCTACAGCGGTAGCTCCTATTGCTGGTAATTGATAATCTAATATTGCAGGACTTTCTTGTGGCGTATCATCTAATGATCCTGTTACCATATCGATTAACATATTTTTTTGTTGCTCTTCGTTTGATAAATAAGTTGTTGGATCATCATTCATAAATTTTTTAACAGCACCTGCCGCTACTGCACCTGCTGCTGCAATCGCTCCAAACTTACCAGCTCCTCTTACAAATGGACTTTGTAAAAATTTTGTTGCAGCGTTTTTAACTGTTGCAACAGGGCCACTTTGTGCATCTAAATTTTTTAATTTTTCTGCAGCTCCAACAGGATCTTGTTGAATTGCAACAGCACATGTTTGAGAAATACCTCCAGTTTGATAATTTAAAATTTTTCTACAAACTTGTGGCGCATTGTCCACAGCGTTTACAAGTTTATTAAATAAAGTTGGATCTTGTGATACAGCTTGAAATCTTTCTGTCATTGGTTTCAATGGAAGTGTTGTAGTCTGAACCGTAAAACCTTTTCCTTTATCAGCTAATTTTAATACATTAGCTTTTCCCTCGGGAGACATCTGGTCAAAATATAAAATATCTTTTGTTGGATCTCCACCCGGATTTAATAGTGGTGTATCGATTTTAAATTTTTTAGCAAAAGCTTTTGACTCTTTGTTAAACTCTGCAACACCATCAAACTCACCTTGTAATGCATTTTCTAAAACAACTCTAAATTTATTATCTATGGCTGCTTTCTTTTTGTTAATACCTTCAGGTATTAACTGCATAAACTCTGTGTAACCTGGAGCGTTTTTAAATGTTGAAGATAATCCAACAACCTCATCAATAACACCTGGTGTTCCTTTCAATATGTTTCTTAAATTCTGTGTAGTATTAGGGGCTAAACTTAAAGCTGCATCTCTAATACTAAATTTATAATTTCTAAGAGTTCCCTCTCTAAATCTAAATCCATCAGTTTGACTTCCGATGTAACTCATTATTGAAGCTAGTTTTTCTCCTGTTGGTGGTGACCATTGACTAGCCATTCCTTTAGGGGCATTTCTTGCAAAACCTTTACCATCTTTAGCTGGAGTTAATGCCTGTAAATATTTTGCAACATCATCAGAAGTTGTAGTAGCAAGTCTTAGTTTTGTTGCATCATCTCCTTTTGTAAATTGAGTTTTGTATAAATTTTTAGTTAGTGTATTTAAATCTATCTCTGGATTTTTTTTAAATTCTTTGTTTATAGCTATAACTTTTTCAAAAGACTCTTTAAGTCTAGCAGATTTAGAAGCATCAAGAGCACCAAAAGCTGTTCTGTTTTTTTTAAAAAAATCTGTTGTAAAAGTTTTTAAAACAGACTGTGCATTAGTTGC